AATTGTGGATTTTTACAAAATTGTGTCAGATATATGCGATAAAAGAAATATAACACTTTGTTCGTTACTCTCTCAATTAGAAATGAGCAAAGCTAACATCCGAAACTGGCGTAATGGCGTTATTCCTAAAATTTCAGTAAGACAGAAAATTGCTGAAATCACAGATACACCAGTTGAAAACTTACTGACGAATGAAGAAAAGTCAGTTGTCAATGAAATTCTTAAAAAGAACAGTAGGTAATACCACACAAACGCAGTCCCATTAAACGGACTTTGCCGAACAGCAGAAAACAGCGTAGGAATGGAGTGATATAGTGGAAATAACAGTAAAAGGTACATCAAAAGAAATTGCTGACCTTGTATTGCAAGTACAAAGTCAGCAAACAAAAGTAACATCAGTTAATATTTCCAATAGTAACGCCGATAATTTGGTCATAGAATACAACCATAAAAGGCATATGAGTAATTGTATTGGACGATGTTGACCTTATTTTTACATCTTTTAAGATTATGTAACCATCATTACCGACAATTACAGGTTCAGAATCTGTAGAAGAAATATTTTTAAAGTATTCTTCTTTAGTATTATCGCAAATCTTATAGAAAACACTGCACAAAGATTTTTCATCGTCTATTTCCTGCTCAGACGGCACTTTACCTGAAATGATTCCGGCAGAAGTTGTTAATATCAAGTTGTTTTCTTCTAAACCTTCGACTTCCGGGATACAAGACATAGCTATTATTAAACTTTTCTTAAGTGATGAATGATTCATATTAATTTCACCTCGCTTTCTGTATATAGTTAGTGAATTGGGGTTCACCACTAAATATAGTATAACACAAAAGGACTGTGAAATCAATGCACATCAATGAATTTGCTGAAATATTGCTCAAAAGCAGGAAACAGAAAGGTCTTTCGCAAAGTGAGCTTGCTAAAAAATCAGGCTTTACTAAAAGAGCTATTCAGTATTGGGAGAAAGGAAAGAAGAGCATTTCTCTTGAAAATGCCGACAGGCTCTTAACGGCTTTGGGTGTAGAAATCAAGATAGGTAAAACAGAAAGCAGGTGAGAACAATGCAGATAACAGGCACACCCGATGAAATCGCAGAATTTATGAATCTGCTGAAAAGCGATTACAGAGGTGACTGTACAATCGAAAAAGATGTTAATTGAAATAAAGTAGGGAGGTGTTTATATGGACACAGTTCAGATGAACAAAAAAATCAAAGAAATTATGGATAGCAGTGATTTCTATTTGCTTTCTGAGGACGCCGCAAAGGCTATTGGAGTTGCTCCGCAAAAGTTGCGTGAACAGGCAAAGGACGAACCCGAAAAATTGGGATTCAATGTAATTGTAGTCGGCACATCTATCCGTATTCCGAGAATACCGTTTCTCAATTATATTCTCGGTTCAAACCCAATGAAAGGAACGACACAAAATGGCATTTAAAGATTTACTTACACGCAGAAAACTGCTTAAGGAGAATGAGAGCCTCAGAGCAGAGAACAGACATCTCAGCATTGAGCTGAGAAACGCAAGAACGGACCTTGCACTTGAAAAAACAGCGTCAAGCGGTTATAGGCACGAAAACAGAGAGCTAAAACGCAAGCTCAAAGTCCTTGAAACGCCTGAATCCGATTCCTTCGGTTTTGAATGTGTGGGGGTGAAGAAATGAAAGAAAATGTTTTTGAACGAATGGAAAGAATTGACGGACAGAGAAAAATCTCTGATTTCATTGTTAAGCAAAAACAGGATTATGAATTTAAAGTTAAGTATGCAACTATCAGAGCGAGAGAATTTGCTGAAGAATGCGATAGACGAGAATTAGACTATCACGTTTCGGTAGGCGGTCTTGATAGCATTACATTATTTATCTTTTTAAAGTCGATCGGAATCCATGCCCCAGGAATCAGCGTTTCTTATCTTGAAGATTCGAGTATTCAAAAAATACATAAAGAGCTCGGAATTGAAAGGTTAAAGCCATCAGTTCGGTATGTTGACAGTGCAGGAAAAGAACACCGCTGGACTAAACAGGATATAATTCAGGAGTTTGGATTTCCTGTCTTATCAAAAGAAATTGCCGCCAAGATTGAATTACTTGCAAATCCGACCGAAAAAAACAAAACTGTTCGACACGCTATTGTAACAGGCGAAACAGGGGCCTATGGCGGTTATCAAAAAAACAGTCGTATGAAAATGTCGCAAAAATGGCTTGAAAAGTTCGGCGGTTATGCGAACAATGAAGAGGGTACAAATTACCAAATTCCAAATTTCAAAGTGTCATCAAAATGCTGCTATTATCTAAAAGAAAAGCCTTGTGACATTTGGGCAAAAGAACATAACAGCGTGCCTTATCTTGGCTTGATGGCTTCCGAAGGCGGAAGAAGAGCTAAATCCTTAATGATAAATGGTTGTAATTATTTCGGTAAATCTACAATCAGATCAGCACCGTTTGCGATTTTTAACAGACAGGACATTTTGCAACTTGCTCTTGATTTAAATGTTCCTGTTCCCGAAATATACGGAAAAATCGAGAGGCAAGAAGATGGTACTTTGTACACAACCAAGGCTCAAAGAACAGGTTGTTCAATGTGCGGATTTGGTTTGCACTTGGAAAAGCGCCCTCATAGATTTGACTTACTTAAAGAGCAAAATCCTAAAGAGTGGGAGTATTGGATGTATAACTGCTGCACAGATGATAAAACAGGCGAAAGATACGGCTGGGCAAGGGTGTTGGATTATATCAATGTTAAATATTAATTGCAATTGCAAAGAAAAATCCGCTGAAGCTCTGCAAAGCCTCAACGGACAAAGAAAAATACCTTAATTAAATGATAGACAATTTTAAGCGAATTGTCAAGGAGGATAATTATAAATGCAAAAAC